TGGACCTAAAGTGCTAAATTTATCTTTAGAAAGTTCGTCAATGTCGTTTAATATACCTTCAATTGAGTTTGCTTCTTCATGGTTTTTTCTTAACTTTATTCCTGCTGCTTCAGTAGAAGCTAAGTAAGCTGGATAAAAACCTGTATTACCTTCTCCATCAGTCAATTCTATTCCTGGTACATTTCTTTTTCGCTCATCTACAGTTGTGGCAGCGTCTGCAACTTTTTTTGCAGCTGCTTTAGTAGATAAATACTTTACTAAAGCTATTTTGTTATCATTATCTACTTTTATCGCTTCATTTCTTAAACCAGTTGCAACAGCTTGTATATTTGCGGTTTGTAACTGGTTATCTTGCTGTTTTTGTGCTATAGCTAACATCCTGTCTGCTTGGTTAATACCCACCTGAAGCAGATCACCTCTTCTCTGAATAAGAGATTGCCGTTGTTGCAATAAAGACTGTGTGCGGATTTCCTTACTGGCTAAGAATTGTTTCTGGTCTGCATCAATTGCTTTGTTAATTATGTTCAAAGCATAATTTGGTGTGCCTGTCATAGCTGACGAATATGCACCCATTGCTGCACCTAAAACTGCCATAAATTTGTCAAAGCCTTTAAAAGTTGGTTTAATCTCTTCTTTTGCAATTGCTGCTATTGAATCATCAATTTTTTTGGTTTCTTTCTCTGCATCTTTTGCCAACTGCTCATATGTTTCTTTTGCGTCAAAATCACTCTCAAAAGTAATGCCCTGTAAATTTTCTACAACTTTATCATAAACTTCAGCTGCTTTGGTTGACAATGGTTTAAGGCTTGATATTAATTTAGCAAGTTCATCATCAGTAGGTGGGCTTTCTTTTACAGTTGTAGTCTCTAGCTTTACTGGTACAGCTTTTACTTGGCCTTCTGCTGTTGCTGGTTCTGCGTCTGGCACAGTAAGGTCTGATTCAATAACTATTTCTTCTTTTTCTGTCCCAATATTCGGCCCTTGTCTTGGATTAAGTTTTAATTCTTCAGTTATCTTTATCTGTTCTGCTGGAGTTTTTTCAGATGCCATATCCGCAAATCTAGCTTTTTCTCTTGCATCTTGCTGATCTAAACTATCAGCTGGTAATTCATCTGGCTCAATGTTTGGTCCTGGCTTAGCCACATTTCTTAAGAGGTTTTGTGCTTCTAGTTTTTCTGCTTCAGTAGCATCTAGGTTATTTAAGATTAGTTTTGCTTCTTCTCTTGCGCTTTGGATGTCCAGCGATCTTGATGATGGTTCAGTATAATCACCTGTAATTAATGCGCCTTCTTCGTCATATTCGTTATATGGTATGTCTTCTACTTGTCCAGCATCAATTAACTGTTCTACTAGCGCGTCTTCATCACTACTATCATTGCCCTCTGGTGCAAACCCAGGTTCTTCTTCAATTGGCGCGTCTGGTATAATAAATACATCTCCTGCATTAATCTTATTTACATCAACAATGCCGTTAGCTTTTGCAATGGCTACTGGAGTTGTATTATTATCTCTGGCAATGGTTGTTAATGTGTCACCAGATTGTACTGTAATTTCCATTGTTATCCTTCCTCTAATGTGCGTATTCTGTCATGTATATTTGCTTGCGAGGCTAGGATTGCAGCTAATCCGTGTCCGTAGTCAACCATCTTGCCATTTGGCGTGTCTTTTACAAAAGACGCTCCCATTGCGGTTTTTTCTAAGTCCTGCGCCATAATTCCTACAAATTCACCGTCCTCATCTGTGCCATTAGGATCTTTGTATTCATATTTGTATGAATTTAGTGCGTCTAGGAAAGACTCAACTTCGTTTGATCCTGGGGATATGTTGGTTTTTGCGCGTACGTCTGATAGGGCTGCGTATGCACCTACTGCAGTTGCAATTGCTCCTATTATCGCATTTTCTTTTGCACCATCGCGATTGCTTGAATTAATAGCTTTATTATATTCTCCAGTTAAGCGTGCAACTTCAATTCTAGTACTATTATCCATTTCTGCTAAATCCCTAGACAAATCAAACCCCATTTTGGTCAAATCTGTTTTCATCGTTTCAATATCAATGCTGCTTTCAAGACCAAAAAGTGCTTGCTCTCCTTTATACGCATTCATAGCAAGTGCGTCATCCATGCTGCGCTGCTCAACAGCAAGTTTTGCGTCTACAGTTGCAATAGTGAGGTTTTTCTGCAGGTTCGCAATATTGGTTGCAAGGTCTGTTTTACCCTGCTCTACGGCTAATGTTTTAGCCTTTTCTAAATTGCTCAGTTTTACATTAGTATCTAAGCTTGCTTGCGTAATTACACGTTGTAACGATGATTGCTGATTGGCAAGTTTTCCTGCAAGTTGCATATCTCCATTTTTAAATGCAGCTTGCTTCTCTTTTTCCATGTTCGCTAGTTTAGTATTCAGCTTCATTGTATCTTTCCCACGGTACAATTCAACTAGCTGTGACTCTGCTGCTAAAGATTCTTTAGAACGTAAATCAGCAGCTTCTCCAATCGCAAATTGTGTTTGATCGGCCCAGATATTTTTTAATTGTCGTACGCGGGATGGATCTGCATTACCGCCAGCTGTTGCGCCTAACAACATGCGCAGGTTCTGTTCACTAGAACGCATCAGCTGACGCTCTGCAGGTGAATCAGCAGTGCCATTTACCCTGGCAAGTAACAGTGCTTCTGCTTTATCGGTTCCACCCTCAAATATTGCATCAATATCTGAGTCAGTCACTGAAGCAATTGCTGCTACTTCTGTTGGCGTAATTTCTGTAACTGCACCTACGGTTGTGTCAGTAGCGTCTGCAACTGCGCCAATTGTAACACCTTCTGCATCGTCAACAGTTGCAGTTTCAATTGCAGTACGTTCAAATTCCGCAACTTCTTCAGGAGTCAGTGTAAATGCTTCCCCGCGTTGCATCTTTTTGCGTGCATTTTCGTACATGTCACGCATTGTTGCCTCACTAAGGTTTGCAGGCATGTTTTCGCCTATAGTCGCAGCAAACTCTTCATACGTTGAATTTTCGTCAATATCTGCGCCCGAAAAGTAATTATTCATGCTCTCAACCATCTTAGGCACTTGAGCAGCTGCATCTTCCTGGGATTTTGTGAGTGCAGTATTGTACGCAGTTTCCATCTGAGCTGGTGTCAATCCAGAATATTCAGCATTGTCTTTGTTGCGCGCAGCGAATCTTTGGAAAGTGCTATCAGTTGTAAGTGTCTGACCCTCAATACCTGACATTGCAGCTTTAATTGCTGCATTTGACGCATCTGCTTCTGCTTGAGTTCCAAACTCCCTACCGTTCATGTCTTTATATTTTGGTGTTGGTGGTGGTGGTATATAACCCCCGCCTCCGTCACTGGGTCTGTCTGGTCCATTTTGTTGCAGAGGATTCGCAGTAATACCTAATTCCTCAAAAGTGGTTGATGATGTGTTCCCAGTTTGTCTATCATTTTTTGCTGATTCATAATTAGAAAAATTTGCGTTTGAGCCTTCAACATTTGCGTCATAACTCCTAACTGGCCCGCCATTTACTCCTAACCCTTCAGTGCCTGATAACGGACGGCCTGAACCACCCTCATCTATCATTAGCTGTGCTTCATCTTGGTTAATAGTCGCAAGACCTTCATCCTCTGGTATTTGCTGCAACAGCATTGCTAATTTGCGCAGTTCTTCTTCGCTCATTTGCTGATTCCCGCCCATTCCCATTTGTTGCATTTGTGGTGGTTTTTGCATTTGATTCATCATGTTAGTTTTTGTGCCGGTAGTTTCATGGTGTTTGATCTCACGCCCACTTCTAGCATGAGTGATGATATTGAATAAGCTTGCCCTGGATTTGCTTCTTCTACGTCTGAGATTCTAAAACGGATACTTTCACATTTTTGTTTTTTGCAGTGCGCGCGAAACTGGTAGACACCATCTGCGACACCTGAACCAGTCCCATAAAAACCTTCAGTGCCGTATGGTGTACTGTCACCGTATTCAGCAATCTCTAGGTCATTGATGTAATTAAAATTATGCTTTTCGTTGAAATATTCTTGGTAATCGTGTCCAATCTCCAGCTGTAGCGTGTGAGTGCTTTTAAAATCCCCCAGGACAAATGCTCTGCGTATTCGCTGAAACCCTTGAATTCCATTAGTTTTTACCCATGACGTAGTTATGCTCATTTCGATAGGATCATTATCATCCTTGTAGCTAGTAGCCGATTGCTGAAATATTCTGCCATCTGAACGTAAATAAACGTAGTCACCATTGGCATTCCAGATTGTTGCACCGTTGCCACTGTGATTTGTCCAGGTTGACCATTTTCCATAGAAATAATCGTAAATTAAGCAACGTCCGTCGCTGGTTAGGTAGCGGATCTGGTTTTCGTTCTGGATTAGTTCTGCACTTGTAATTGTCAGGTTATTATAAGCTTCAACATCGGCCCCAATATATACAGTTTCAAGTGACCGATTAAGCAGATAAATACCTTTGTTGCTCTGGAACATTAAACCCAAAGGCATTAGCACTAAAGAATTTGTATTACTGCACCCTACATCACCTGTTACTTTTTGCGGATCTGAGAAATCATCTTGTGATCCTGTAGCATTTGGTCCGTTGCCTGTGATATAAAATATCTGATTATCTTCAAAGATTATTAACTTTTGATCAAACTCAGAAAGCGCAGTAATTCTAGTTGCCTTGTTTAAAACAATACTAAACACATCAGTAAATTCTACCGGACCAAGTGGTTGCCGTTTTTTGCTGTATATTAGTTTTTTAGGATTTTCTGAACTAACACAAACCAACCTGTTTTTATAAGAACTCAAGACTAAACTAGCTGGTGGTGGTATGTTCTCAATAATTCCACCGTTCGTGTATAAACTTTCTTTTGCTATTAAATTTGAGTCACTGATTGCACCTGTGTCTGCAAAACTGACTGAATCAGCTGCTGTGTTATTTGCAACATTCCCAATTTTAAAAAGCAACCTACCTGTTGTAACTGTTCTGTAAATTTCAGCAATTACACCAGTTTTCTGTGTCAATCGCAGAGATGGTATTGTGAGCGTTACTGTTGAAGACCCGCCACTTGGCGCAGCTGAAGTAGCTACACTTGGCGCGCTTCTGTGATCCTGACCCTTTGCATCTGTCCATCTCCAAATTACTTGGTAAAGATAAGTACCTGCTGCTAAAGAACCACTACTGTTATTTATTGCAGCAGTTATGTTTTCAGGAAACAAGTGGTAGTTAAGCTCAACGATCTGCTGACTGTCATACATAGACACAAAACCACCACCAATGTGCAGGTTGCCACCTAATTCAGCTGCTTCAAAA